CGGAAGCCTTTCCGCAGGGCGGTAAAGGACTTCCTGATCGTTGGGCACGGCTGGCTCAAAGTCGGATGGCGTTTTGTAGAAGAAGAGCGTCCGTTGTCGGCTGGTGAACAGGACTTGGAGATCGCTACCGCTGCGATGGAGGTTCAGGATTTCGCTTACGCGAACCCGGCGATGGCTGCGGATCTTCCTTCCGATGAGGACATTGTGGCCGGGGTTCCGGCTACCGCTATGGAGATTGTGGAAGATCAGGCGTTTGTGGAGCGGATCAGTCCGTTCGACATGCTGGTGGACCCGGAGGCAACCTGCTTGGAGGACGCCAAATGGGTTGTTCAACGCATTGTGCGACCTTTGGCAGAGGTCAAGAAGGACAAACGGTTCAAGGGAAGTGTCCGCAGGCAACTTACCGCTGATGCCGGGGTGCGTTACCGGTGGGATAATGACACAGAGCGGGAACAGTACGCTGACTTAGCGGAACGTGTCAGCATCTACGAGTATTACGACATTGATCGGGGAACCTTGTCGGTGTGCGCCAGTTCGGGCGACGACTACCTGTTGGACCCCACACCAATGCCGTATGCGTTTGGGCATCCATTTGTGATGCTTCGCAACTACGACGTTCCCGACACGTTTTATCCGATGGGCGACTTGTCGCAAATCGAATCGTTGCAGGAGGAACTAAACAAGACGCGTACACAGATGGTGAACCACCGGAAGCGTTACGCCCGCAAGTACCTGTATCACGAACGGTCGTTTGGCCCGGAGGGCCGGGAGGCTTTGGAATCCGACGAAGATGGTCGGTTTGTTCCGGTCATTGATGAGAACAGGGATCTAGCCAGTGTGGTAGCACCATTGCCGCAGACTCCCCTGTCGCCGGAAATCTATCAACAGTCTCAGATTATTGAGGCCGACATCAACACGGTTTCAGGTGTATCTGAATACTCGCGTGGTCAGATGCCAGAGGTTCGACGTACTGCTACAGAGGCGAGCATTATCGCGGACGCTGGCAATGCCCGAGCAGCAGACAAACTTGCCACCGTGGAACTCGTTGTAAGTACCGTGGCCCGTATGGTCATGCAACTCATGCAGCAATACATGACCGAAGCGCAAATGGTGCGTGTCACCGGCAAGGACGAACAAGAGTATTTCGTTGCCTATACCCGTGATGACATTATCGGAGAATACGATTTCAACATTCAGGGTGGTTCAATGCAACCGCTCAATGAGACAGCACGACGGCAGCAGGCTATTTCTTTGATGAACGCTTTGGCCCCGCTTGTAGGCGTTGTTGTTGATCCAGCCGAACTGGTCAAACATGTTCTTCAGTTCGGGTTTGGCGTTACCGACGCCGAAAAGTTTTTGATTCAGCAACAGATGCCACAGGATATGGCGGCTGCGGAGGCGGAAGCCGGAGCGGCTCCAGATCCATTGGGCGGTCAACCCGGCATGGCCCCACCCCCTATGAGTGGCAGCATGGGGCCGGGTCCAGTACCAAATCAGGTCTTTGAGGCAACCGGCGGGGTGCCTCCTGAGTTGTTGGCGCAACTACAAAACCAGATGGGAGTAGAGTTGCCCAACATGTAACGGGACAGTTACATGTCTTATATAGGAACACCCGAAAGGATTCCGAATGCAAACAGAAGCGACATCAACAGGTGACACGTATCTCGTCAAGATCGACGGCGAAGAACATCGTGTCTCATTGGAAGAACTTCAGAGTGGATACCAGCGACAGTCGGATTACACCCGTAAGACGCAGGAGTTGGCATCAGAACGCGAGAGATTGGCTCAAGGAGAGGCAATCGTCCAAGCATTAGAGTCCGACCCCCAAGGCGCAGTATCGGCTTTAGCCGATGCTTTCGGGGTTGGCATGGGCAACCAAAACACGGTTCAGGCTGAACCAGAGGATGATTTGGACCCAGAAGAAGTTCGCTTGCGGCGACTGGAATCTTCCATTGAGGAACATAATCGCGCACTACGACAGCAAAATATGCAAAGCGAAGTTGAAGGACTTCGGGAGAAATTTAGCGCTGACATTGACGAGCGGGAACTTTACAGTCACGCTCTCAAACACAATATCGGTAACCTTGAGGCCGCATACGCGCACATGACCTACGGGGATGTGCAGGATAAGGTCACGAATGCCGAAATCGTGGATGAGAAACGTGCTGCGAATGTGGTTGAATCCACAGTCGGAAGTCCCGAATCAACTGTGTCTAGCAATGTTTCTACCGCTGTGAACTCTATTCGTGATGCTTTTTCGCTGGCGACAGAAGAATTATCTAACGCCTAACAAGAAAGGAATGATTCAGCATGGCTGGCAATGACAGTTTTGACCAGATTCTAAGTACCACGCTGAAAAATTACGTTCCGAAATTGGCGGATAACGTCTTTACTGCTCGTCCGCTGTTTTATGCGCTAACCAATGGACAGACCATTCGGCGCATCAGCGGGGGCGCAAAGATCGTTGTTCCCATTATCTACGGAACGAACAGCACGGCTTCCTCGTATTCTGGCGACGACACTATTACCACAACTGCTCAGACAGGCATTTCGGCTGCTGAGTACGACTGGAAACAGTACGCCGCTACCGTGACAATCACGGGTATTGAAGAAGCCAAAAATAACGGTGAAGCCGAAATCATTGACCTGCTGGAAGGCAAGGTCATGCAGACGGAAGAAACCATTATCCAGAATATGAACACCATGTTTTGGGGTGACGGTACTGGTAACAGCAACAAGGACTGGCTTGGCCTAGACCTAATTGTTACCAAGCCCAATACCGCCCTTGGTGGCATCGACCCAACCGACACCGGTAACGGATGGTGGGCATCTGATGAAACAAACATGAGTGGCGCTTTGACTGTGAAGCAAATGGGCGTCACCTACAACACTGTGTCAGTTGGTAACGACCAGCCGACCATAGTCATCGGTACACAGGCTTTGTACGAATCGTATGAGGCTTTGCTTGAGCCGAACCTGAGGTACACGGATACCGCCCTCGCTGATGGCGGTTTCCAGAACCTCATGTTCAAGGGCGCTCCAGTGACCTTTGATGGTGACGTAACCAGTGGGGAAATTTTCTTCCTCAACACGAAGTACCTTCGACTGGTTGCTCATTCAGAAACATGGTTCCAGACAACTCCGTTTGTCCGGCCTACCAATCAGGATGCACGCTATGCACAGATTCTCTGCTACGGCGAGTTTACGTGCAGCAACCGTGCCCGTCAGGGTTACATCTTCGGTGCAACCTGATAAATAACTAGGAGCAGAAAATGGCACGCGCAATTGCCCTTTCATACGGCAAGAATGCCGAATTAGCGGGATCGCGTGGTGGCAACCCATCCCATTACGCACCGGGCGAGCGTTCAGGCACTCGTCTGGTGCCGGGGGTGAGTGGTCCCTCTCCGAAGGGTGAACCTCCCATTTCGCATGGTGTTTTCTGTTCCGCGACGACCCGGCGCGGGACCGCTTGTAAAGCGCGTCCCGTGTCTGGGTCGGATCTTTGTATTGGTCACACACGACAGAAGGCGACTGCTCCGTGACAGCAATGACCATTGCGGAAATGCGAACACAGGTTCGTGCGGTGGTTGACATTGACGCCACCGACATTTCCGACACAGTAATGAATAACATGTTGGGTCAAGGCTTTGACCTAATCGTGTACAGTGAAAAGCGTTGGCCCTTTTTTGAGACACGCACAACCTTTTCGACCGTTGCCGACACCAAGGATTACACGCTTACGACAATTGCTGCTGCACCCGATGCGGTAAGCCAAGGGTTGCGGGAAGTTATGGCTCTTCGCAACGATGACCACGTTCTTGAATACATCGGCTCCGATGACGCCGATTGGAACTATCCGTTGAATGTCGCTACTGTCGGGTCACCGTGGGAGTGGAGTTTCTGGAACGACACGGTTCGTTTCTACCCCACCCCAGATGCGGTTCAAACCGTTTATGTTCGTGGATTGCGAAACGCGACCTCTTTTGGGGTTGGAACCGCCGACGGGACCGCACCGGATCTTCCCGACCCGTTCCACCCGGTACTGGTTACGTATGCGACAGGTAAAGCCTATTTGCAGCAGGAAGATCCAGTTATGGCGAACCAGTACCACGGACAGTTCTTAGCAGATTTGGACAATGTGGCGCGCCGATACGCTGACGTTCCGGCACCTCAGCCTATGGTCGCAAATAGTCGCAGGTCAACACGGTATTTGGCGGGATTTGGCGCATTGCGTTATGCCAATACCGGCGGCATTGTCTGGTAGCGGGCAATGGCCCGCCAATTCAAACTAGAAGTACTTGAAGCCTTCACGGGCGGATTGAACCTCAGATCCGACCAGTTCAACCTTCAAGACAACGAATCCCCGGACCTATTGAACGTGGTCGTTGATCCGCGCGGCGGCATTCGCCAGCGCGACGGCGTAGACCGGTTGAATACGACTGCCCTGAGTGCAGACATCAAAGGTATATGGGGGTTCTTCACCGATTCTGGCACCGCTCAAAAGATGGTCAACTACGGAACCAAAGTGGCTTATGCCACGACCTCCAACTTCACCGACCTGACCAATATCACAGCGCGAACTGACGGTTCGCGCGTGTATGGCATGACAATGAACAATGTCGCCTACGGGGTTTCACGCGACAAGGTTTCATTCAGATGGAACGGTAGTGTTGACGCCGATCTTGGTGTGACGTTGGATGGCTCATCAGGCAATTTCCCACAAGCACAGTATGTGGCGTTTTGGAATAACTTTGCTTGGGCGGCAAACACGTATGAATCGGCTACCGACTACAAATATCGCGTTCGTTGGAGCAATGCGAATGAACCTGAGAAATGGGCTGCGGCTGACTACGTTGATATTGACAAAGGGGAACACGGAGACTACATAACCGGACTTGTTCCTGCTGGGGACAAGTTATTGGTTTTCAAATCCAATAGTGTTCACGCTATTTTCGGATGGGATTCCGACTCGTTCCAAGTTGTCAACCTGACAAACGATGTCGGGTCAATACCACTTTCTTCCCCCGTTTCTACTACATTCGGAACCTTCTTCTGGTACGCCAACAATGGCGTTTACGTATATGACGGGCAACAGTTCATGTGGCTGTTTGCCAAACTGCAACCTGCCATTGATGATGGACGTATTGACAATCTGGACACTAACCCGCCACAGTTGGCGTGGGGAAATAACAAACTGTACGTATCGCTGGACTGGACCGAAAATGCTGTAACTACTAGGCGTACTTTGGTTTACGACCCCACCTTGGGAGAGGGTGGAGCGTGGGTAACAACAGACATCGACGCTGGCCCGCTGTATGCGTATAACCCTCCGAACGCGGCATCAACCGTTTTCGGCGGTTGTGTCGCCAATACGGGGATTATGATTGATGTGGAAGATGCACAGAATCGAACCAGTGATCGGTATGTGGGTTCCACTGAAACACACATCGAATCCCATTTCGTAACCCGATGGGTTACGGGACGCGACCCCATCGTCAAGAAACGATGGGGTCGCCCAAGAGTGGTGTTGTCGGCGGAATCTACCATCACACTACCTATTCTGATTTACAAGGATTTCGACAAGTCGGAACAGTCGAACTCTTTCGATCTGTCGATTGAAGGTAAAGTTTCTACGTCGCGGTGGGATACTGCGGAATGGGATGATTCCGATACGGAATCAGCAACATATGCGGCTTGGGATGCCATTTCGGCCAATCTCACCGCAGATGTACTAAACTTACCCACACTTGGGACAGGAAGAAGTATTAGTATGAAGGTCAGCGGGCCTTCCTCAGATAACCATTGGGAAGTGAACGCGCTGGCGTTTACATACACGCCAAGGAGACTCAGGTAAATGGCAACACTTGCTGTTACAAACTCATTCTCCGCTGGGACGACGATTGTCGCAGCGGACATGAACGAAAACTTTGACGACGTTGAAGCGTTCGTCAACACCACACCCGGTGTCATCCAGAACGACATCGTTGACGTAAAGGGTGACATTATCGCCGCTACGGGTGCGG